TACGGACGTCCCGTTCACCGTTGCCGAAATACGGAACTGCCGCAGGGGCAACACGTACGGATACAGGGGACTGGAGGTGTTGTCTGGGTTGAAGAGGCCAGTGGAGTCAATGACACGGACGGAGGCAGTCCCAGTATCAAAGGAGTCCGTGACTCTCGTGCGACCGCGTCTAATGTTGACGGCTGTAGCGATGTCGCCGATCTCGTACATGGCTGCCAAGGTGGGCCCCAAGAGCATCGTCGGCCCGAGAACAGACGTGCCCAGAATCGCCGAACCACTGACGAGGAACGAAGAATCAGGCCGTATGCCCACGGAAATGTCGGGTAGGGTCACAGCACCAACGCCTTGCCGGACTTCTGACTCTGCAGGAGGCCCCTGCGGATCGCCTCTACCAAGTCACGCTCGCTGGTGACAGAACCCTCGATCGTTACGTACACCACAGTGTCTCCGCCCATAGCGTCGAGTTTCGTCAAGGGCACGATGGCCTCTGGGCCTGCCTCACCCACTGCGACGAGAGTAGGGGCGACGGCTATGCCACCCTTAGCCATGAATCCGCCAAAGCCGAGCGTCGGCGTGGAGGACAGCACACCGCGTGAGACATTGTTCGTGTTCGAGGTGACAGTCGTATTTGTCGTCGATGCCGAACCAAGAACCGGGGCAGACGACAAAAGGTTGAGGCCATTCGGCAAACCGGCGAGGAAACCTGCGAACGCATTGAACAAGTCCACCTGAATGGCGTGGATAAGTTCGTTCATCGCCGTATTAACGGACGCCAGAGACTCTTCGAGCCCAGTGACCAGAGTGCGCTGAGCCTCGAACTGTGCGTTCGCTTCGCTAATGGCGTTCGCAAACAGTTGATTGACAATGGCCCTCTGCTGGCCTAGGGCACCTTCGGCGTCTGCGATGTCTGCCCCGAAGATAATGTTCGCTGCGATGTTGCCGGTCTCGTTCGCTATCGAGGCGATCTCGGCCCTCATGGCGAGGAAACTCTGAAGATCGGCTCCGCCCAGTGCGAGCAAACTGTTGGCGATACGGTTGCCGTCGACGATTCCGGCCTGTGCGACTTCGGCGATTAGTTCGGGCGGGAACCCCTTGTCCCGCAGGGCGATGAGATTGTTGCGGAAGGCCCGAGCATTCTTGAGTGTCTTGCTCGTTTGCGACATGGCACTGCCCTGTGCCGTCAAGGGTTGAGCGATGCTTCGTGCGAGGTTCTGCTTGAAGGTTTCGGATTCCTGTGCGATACGGTTGCTCTCCGCCAGCAACCTCTCGTATTCGGCCTGTGCGTTGCGGGCCCTGTCCAGTGCTGTCTCCGAGGGAGCAATCGCACCGGAGATCGCTGGGTCGAATCGTCCTGCTTCACGCCTAACGTCGTCGTAGGCGGAACCAAGTTGGTTCAGCAGATCAACTGCGTCCTCTAGGTCAGTCTGAAGACGATTCTTCTCGCTAATGTTCCCGATGAGTTGGTTGACTTGTTGCCCGATGGACTCAAAGACGCTGGCGAACTGCGGAAGTTTGTCGAGGCCGAGCCTCTCCACTTCCTTGAGGATTCCGTCAAAGGCTGTTGCGACTTGCTCGGGGGTGCCCTCGAACAGGGTGCGGGCGAACTCTTCCCCGATAAGGCTGTTGGCAAGACCGGCAATATCTTTTGTCCAACCCTCGACCCAAGCGAACGGACTATCGCTAGCGGAGGGCTTCGGCGCACCGCCACCACCGCCACCACCACTACGACGACCAGCCGAACGTCCACTCTGAATACTTCCGATGGCGTCGCTGAGTTTCGTGAACGTCGCCAACTGATCCCGCAGGCCCTTGAGGACTGCGGAGTTACGGCCTACCGAATCGCCCATCAACTCGGAGATGGCGGAACGAATGGATTCGATTTGCGCCTTCAGTTCGTCGGCGTTCATCGTGATTGCGAGGCGTACGTCGGGCTCAAGGCTGTCGAGAATCCCGATGGAATCGATGAGTTGCAGGATTGCCTCACGGCTCATGTCCGCATCACTGGCCCCAGCGAGAATGTCGTTGTACATGACATTCAGGACAGGCAATAGGTCGTCTACGGAACCCTTGAAGTTCTTGGTGTCGGCGATGGCCTGCAACATTGTGTTGAGTTGTTCACGGACTGCCATCTCGACTGCGTAGGAGTTCCCAGCGAGGCCATCCAGCGAGCCACGGAAGTCATTGCTGGCTTCCATTGCCTTAGCGTAGGTGAGCGTCAAGTTGTTCGCCAAAACCGCGTTCAACACACCGAGAGATTCGGCAACGGTGTAGATGTTCTCCGCCTGCTTTTCTTCTTCGGGGGCACTCTCGGCAAGCACCTTCGCCAACTGCTGAAAGGCGACGATGGTTGTACTGGCTGCGGAGGTGACATTAACGAATGAGGTTCGTGCTTCTTCTCGCCGGAAGTTCGCCATGTTTTCGGCGTTGGTATTTCCCTGCACTGCCCTCGTCAAGACTTCGAGAGCGTAGGTGTGTTCGTCGGTTCTGCCAGTCGCCTCAGCAGTCGCTAGGGCGTTTGCCTTCAGGGCTTGGAACTGGTCTGCCCCGAGGGCATCCGAGAAGTATGCGATCGTGTCGGCGTTGGAGAGCAACGCCTTGTTGTTTTCGTTGACGGCTTCACGAGAGTCGTCGAAGGCGTCGGAAGTCGAATCGAGGGCACGAACCATCCGCTCGAACTCCGTTACGCCGACTTCCCCAGTCTCAACCATGGAGATCAGAAGTTCTTTGTTGGCGTCAGTAAGGCCCTCAGTGAAGTTGATGGCCTTGACCATGTAGTTAATGGCATAGTCGTCGATGACTGCCCTGTTGCCGCCGAACTGACTTATTTGGGACGCAAGTTCATCGAAGGCATTTGTGCCGTCACTCGTCAGGCCAGTAAGTTCCTCGACGTTAAGTCCGAGTTGGGCGAACCGGGGCACGAGGTCTCCGAGTTCCGCCTGAACAAAGGCTGCCGCGCCACCCATATTGTTGACTTCTTGGGTCGCACCGGCCTGCTCCGCCTGAAGGGCCTTGTATTCCTCGACGAGGGCCTTCGTCTTGTCGGTAAGCGTAACTGTCGGGTCGCCAGCCGAACGCAAGGCATCCGTCAACCTGACTTGGCGTTCCTCGGCCTCACGAGAACTCCCCGAGAATGCCGACCATGCTGCCGCTAGGGCAACTACACCTGCCACTGCGATCGCCGCAGGGCCCAAGATGGCACTCCAAGACACAGTAGCCGTGGCTGCTGCACTGGCCTGCGCTGCGGCTACCCTAGCCCAACCCTGTGCGATCATTCCCAAGGCCACGAGCAGAGGGCCTGCCGCTACAGCAAGGCCTGCGAAGATCAACAGGACTGCCTTGGCGGGACCGGGCAACTTGGAGAACATTTCGGCTGCACCCTTGAGGACCGAGCCCAGTTTCTCGAAGACCGGAACGATGACGGGGATCAGCACTTGACCGATGGAGATCATCGCATCCTTGAGTTGCCCCAAGGCTTGCTGCATCTTGAAGCCAGCAGTTTCCCTTACGACATTGAACGCCTTGTCTAGGTCTCCCGTGTTGTCGACCATGTTGGCAAAGATCTTTTCGGTACTACTTGTCGCCTCCCCAAAGAGGCTCATCACACCCGTAAGGGCTCGAATGTTTCCGAAGACGGTTCCTGCGGCTTCTTCGTTGTTGCCGAATGCCTGCGTCAGAAGGGCCAGTCCTGCCAGCAATCCATCCTCCCGAATGGTTTGCCGTAGCCCTGCGCCCGAGAGGCCTAGGGCCTTCAACTGATCTTCTGCTTCCTTTGTCGGGTTCAGCAGGCTCGACATGATGCCACGCAACTGTGTGGCAGCCTCATTGGCATCGGTACCGTTGCGGGACATGGCGGCAAATGCCGCACCGACTTCCTCGAACCCGATTCCCATGGCGGAAGCGAGGGGAAGAACCGAAGGCAAAGCACCGGCGAGGGCGTCGGCCTCCATCTTTCCTTCACGAACGGAGGCAACTAGGGCGTCGGTAGCCTGTGCAGCGGTGATGTTTTCTTGACCGTACGCACCGAGGACGCTGCTCAAAGTATCGGCGATGATGCTGACGTCGCCGAGGCCAGTAGCGGAAGCCTTCAGGGATTGCTCAAGCACCTGATTTGCCGCAGCACCGGCTAGGCCTGCGGAACTGATGAAGTACATGGCGTCTGCCGCCATGTTGGCGTTCGAGCCGTAGGTGATCGCCATCTCCCGTGCGGCCTCACCCATGCGCTGGACTTCCGCAGCACCAACACCCACGAGGCCCTGAATGGAGGCGAGAGTCTTCTCGAAGTCCGCAGCGGTACGGATGGCTGCCGCACCGACTGCCAGTAGCGGTGCCGTGACCGAGATGGACAGTTTCGAGCCAGCACTGACCATCTTCTTACCGGCATTGTCGAACTTGTTGCCGGTACGTTCGCTTTGCTCGCCTGTCTGCTTGACGGCATCGCCCAGATGTTCTGTCTTGGTTTCGGCCTTCTTGGCTTCTTCGCCGAAGTCCTTGACTGCCCCCTCGGCCTTCTGCATCCCCTCTTCGGCCTTGCGCCCAGCCTCGCTAGCGTCTTGGCCTATGCGATCGAGTTTGTCGCCAACCTTGGGGGCTTCCTCCGCAAGGTCGACCATTGCCGATTCGACTTGCTTCAGGCTCTCTTCGGCCTTCGCCATAGCCTGCGTGAACTGTGCGGTATCGCCCTTCAGTACCGCTTTGACTGTTCCGACATTTAGATCGCCCATGGTTACCGCTTACGTCTCGCTCGTTGGGCTGCCATGTCTTGTGCTTGCTTACGTTCGGAGGCCTCGATCTTCATCAGGGCCATCCACTCGATCATTTCGGCGGAGGTCATGCGGTCTAGCATTTCCCCTACCGTCATTCCTAACTCTCTGGCGAGGACGAAGTAGAATCTGCGTTCTCCGTGGATTCGCCCGTCTGCGTCTGCGAAGCCGAGGAATCTTTTCCCGCTTCGTCAACCGCGTCGTCCTTCAAACCCGACACCTTGAGGCACTGCGTAGCAAGGCGGTCGACGACTGCCCCCGACTTCTCGCCCATCAGCCATTCCGCATCATCGGGCCCGAACACAGGCTCACCCGTCTCGGGGTCGTAGCAACTTCCGACGATCAAGGCACTGACGAGATTTGCCGTGCCTAGGCCTTGACTGGCCTGCTGTTGGAGTTTCTCCACGAACACGGACCGGGCGGCAGCAGTAAGGCTGCGAACCTCGACCTCGACGCCCCATTCGGGGATCTCGTACATCTCCGAGTTGTAGTCTCGGGCGGAACGAATCTTGTCTGCGAGTCTGGACACTTGGGTCACTCTCCTTGGTTAGTTTGGTTCAGAAGGTCGTACGAGTCACTGCCCCAGTGACTTGAAGATCCACGGAGAAGGTTACCACATCTCCGACAGGGTTGGACGTCGAGTAAGACGTCACGATCGCCTCGCCCGTGTACTTCACGTTGCCAGCGGTCGAACCGGCAGGCCCATAGACGAAGGTACGGCTCGCAGGCTCCGCACCTCCCGCCAAGTAACCGTCGACGGTGGCGTCCCAGATGCCCGAGATCGAGATGGTGGCATCGGAGAGGCCGACGATGTACGACTTCGCCGACGAACCGAAAGCGGTGGTCTCGGCGGTGTCGATCGTCTCGGGGAAGTCCACGGACGTCAGCACGTTGCTGATATCTCGGCTGGTACCGCCAGTATCGTCGAGTTGGAAGTTGGTGGACTTACCGTGAACGAAGGTGGGCATGGCTGTTTCTCCTCTTGGTTAGAATCTTGCGAACGAAATGTGGAACGTGATGGAGCCAGACGAACCGGCTGTCGAGGCTGTAGCCCTCACGTAACGGTTGATGGTGCCGCTACCGGCCTTCTGCTCCGAAGTGAGAGTGCCTGCGCCGACATTCGTAAAGGTGAACAGGTCAGCCCACGTGGAGTTGTTGGCGGAATGCTGCACCTTGAAGGTCGTATCACCACCGCCAATGCTGTTCGCTGTCACGTGCAGGATGGCGGTCGCACCGTTGGCGGATGACGCGGCATTGTCTACGGAGGTCAGGTTTCCGAGGCTGCCAAATGCGATACTGCCCCCAGCGGTCAACATGACTCCAGAGGCGATGCCGTAGGTAAGGTCGGTCGTGGCGTCCGTAGAGGCATTGAAGTCCACCGTGATGCTCACAACGTCGCCCACGGGGTTGCTGGTGGCGTAGTTGGTAGAGTGGGCCTTGGCGAGTTCGCAACGATTGCCGATGGTGCCGTAAGACTTGGCGACGGTGATCAGCGGAGTCGTGGCAGCCCCGATCAGGGACGAGAGGACGACGTCCGAGCCCCCAGCATCCGCCGACCACATTCCCGAGAGACTGATCGTTCCGTCTGCGAGGCCCTTGATGTAGGACTTGGCGGAGGAACCAAATCCGGTCGTCTCGGCGGTGTCAAGTGTCTTGGCAGTGTCGACGCTGTTGAAGTACTGCGACAGGTCGTACTCATTCACGAAGACGTACGTGCCTTTACCGTGGACAAACGTGGGCATCAGGCCACCTCTCCGACTTCATCGGTTTCTTCGGCAGGTGCGACTTCCGCTACGACTGCCTTGGACGACTTCTTGCCCGAACCGTCAGCCTCCAGCAGACCGAGTTCCACGAGCCATTCCGCAGACTTCTCGGGCATCTCGACAACGTCACCGGCCTCGTAGCGAACGCCCTGATGCTCGATTCCGAGATCACCGTCGTTTCCGCCTGTCACCTTGTAACGCATCCTGTCTCCTGCTACGGGTGGGGCGTCACCATGAACTTCTGGCTTACGACGGTCACGATGGACACCCCGGTCACGATGGACACTTCGGTTGCCGCAAACCTATCAGAAGCGGCTCGGCCCCAGAAAGTATTTTGAGGTTTTTTTTCGCCTAGGTTCCATAGGGGATTCGGCACGCGGTCGCCCGGTTCCTTCTGGTGTTTTGTCAATGCGCTATGGGGGGTGCTTGACACTGCCCCCCATACAGACTAAACTAGGGGTTACAACCACAACACAAGGGAGACCCAAATGCCGAACAACTGGAACAAAATCACCACACGGGACAAGAGGCCACACAAGCCCGTATGGGCGACGGTCGAGGAACGGGCCAATGCGGTACGCAACGTTCAAGCCCTCGGCAACAAGGATCTGATCGCCTTCTGGTCGGACAAGACCAACAACAACTATTTGGTCGGTGTGGCCCGTCGTGAGATCGTGCGACGCCGACTGATGACCAATGCCGAACTCGAAACCATCCTGATCAACAACATCTGAGCAACAACCACACCACAGAGGAGAACAGACATGGCACAGTTATTCAAGCGGAAGTTGGGGGGAGGGCCAGTCCTGCCTCATTCCCACGAGTTGGTGATCGACGGAATCACCGTAGAGGTCGGACAGACCATCACCATTGCCGGAGAGGATGGCCTCTTCAAGTTCAAGTGGGTTTACCAGCCTGACGGTTCCGTGACTGTATGGG